GTCTCCCCAGTTATCAGGCAGTTGTTGTGTCAGGAAATGCCCTGAGATTGCAGCAAATAGCTTCTCATATTCTTTGGTCATTATTCATCCTCCACATTTACTGGTTCATTTTCTTTGTTACATGAGGGGCAACGATCATTACATGCACAGTCATGTGTCATTGTCCATGTCGCCCCACAGGGGCACTCATATTCCATAAGAAACATCATGAATTTTCTCCTTCACTTTATTTGCTTCGAACACTGCACGAGCAAAGCCTCTTGGGGTTGCTGATCTGATGTTCTTTGTCTTCATACTCTTGCCACCTAGCTTTAGGTGCTGCCTACTGTGTCCATTCTCTGGTGCCACAGGTAAAGTGTCTGGCATTACAAAGCCTCCACCTGTCCATAGGCATGTCTTCTTAGGGTATGCATCCCTTGGTGCAATATAGTCAGGCCACTTAGGGTGTTCTGCTTCTTTATCAGGGATATATCCACCATACTCATACGGTTGGAATGAGTAGTCAGGCTTACGCCATAGTGTAGCCAATCGTGACACAGGATTTTCTATGAAGTATGGCACACCAAGGCTGTCAAATAGTGCTGCACACCAACGTGCATGGTTGCTTGCCCTGATTTGAAATCCGGGATTTTCTTTCTCTTTACGTTTGAAGTGTGCTGCACCTGATACAGCTAGATCAGTACAGACAGGGAAGGCCATGCCGAATACCACATTCTTATCCTTGAAATGTTCACACATGTTGTGGATGTTCTCAAGGTTCCACAAGTCTACCTTCTTATAGTGTATCTCACCACCACTAGCAAACACCTCTACTGTGTATTCGTCGTGCTGTATGTCAAAGGCATAGCAAGTGTACCCTGCCTCTGCCCACGGCTTGAGTGCCTCGCCTGTAAAGTCATACAGGGATAGTACGATACCTTTAGTCATTACTGTTCCTCCTTTGCTCTGTCTGTGAATGTACAATACCCATCGTCAATCAAACGTTTGGCTGTACGTCCAAACCAACCTTGCAATCTCCAAGCTAAACCTGTGTCAATCAGGTACTGCCATGCTGCTGTCTCTTCAAACTCGTCAGCAGGTACTATTTGTTCACAGATTTGAATCGCCAGTTGTGGGGTGAAGTTATACTCTTTATTCATTTCACCACCTCAATAAATCCGAAGCCACCACCGTTACCTTCTTCATCCTGTGATAGGGATAGCTCTACCTTCTGCCCACCGATTGATAGGGTGAACACTGGCATAGGTTCTAGCAGGTATTCGTCTTCATACCACTTGAAGCCTACGATAGTTGCTCCGATTAACTGTGCATAATACTTATTCATATTCATCTCCGTAGTCCTTTTCTCCGTATGGCATTTCATCATACCCTTCTAAGTATGCTTCCAATAGGTATTCATCTGATATGTTTGGTGTTCGTTTTCTACCGTAGTATGCATCCGTTGCACCTCTCTCATATTCAGCTTCCACCTTGTCTTGATACATTGCATTTACTTTGCTCATCTCTACACCTCCATGTCTAGTAATGTTGAATAGATGTTGTTGTAAGTATACTTGGCACCATCAGGTGTCTTTGTTCCTGCTAATGTCTTGGCTAGTACACTTGAAGCTTTCTTGGCACCCATAGAAGACACCATGATGTAAGCTGCACCATAGATTGTCTCATCGTTGTTGATCCAAAGGGATACGTTCCAGTGATCCCAATCTTTGTATCCGTTATAAGCCATGTTACACGTCCTTCCCTATTACATAGTTTATCAGCATTGTTACTGTGAATATCGTAACCATTACGACTATTGCTTCGCCTTGGTCAAGTATGATGGGTGCTGAAACACAGACACCCATAGCTAAAGCATTGATTAACAACAAAAGAATTATTTGTATCTTTTCCATTTACACCTCCACTAGGTCTACACATTCTACATGGTAACGAGATACGACATCGCCTGTGTCAAGCTGTCGGTTTGCTTGGTTACCTGCTACATAATCACACCAACTATCCCACCAGTATTCGGATCCTTGTTCTTGTGTCATCTCTACATAAGCTGTGATTTTCTTGGTTCGTGTTTCTGGTTTGACCTTGCCAAGCTTGACTTGGTTTTCGTTCATCCCCAAACGTTTGAGATTGTGGCTGTCAATACATGCCACATTGAACCCTAAGCATTGTGCAGCAAATGCAGCCTTGACCATTCCAAGATTTGGTACAGCCAAGAATAATTCTATAGCTTGTACACAAGCTTCCACACTATCCGTACCCATTGATTGCTTTATGTGGTTAATCTTACCCCACAAGAATGCATCGTTCTTTCGGGTATAATCCAAACCATCGCCTTTTTTACCCCACATAAAACGAGAAGATGCACCAAGCTTGTTGGTATCTTTGATCTGGTTTTTGCATCCAAACAATGCTGATTGTATTGTGGTCAATACAAATAACACTACAGGCAAAACAGATTGCTTTTGTTCACAGATTGCAATGATTGCTTCCACGTCACGTTTATACATGATTTTTTCCTCCGTTCATGTTTATTCATAAAGGTGCACGTCCTACCCATGTTTCAAGAACAAGATTGAGTTGGCTCAACTTAGTATTCAATGCACCCACAAAACAAACATTTTAACAAACATTCAACTGGGGTTAATCTTTTGGAATCGTGTTTATCGTCACGTCAATACTTTCTTAATAGTCCCACGGCATCCGTGACGAAAGTAGCAGCTACTTGGCTGGCAATACATTGCATTTTTGCCGTCCAGTTTTATTCTTACCTTTTGGCTATGGCTATTGCTTGTTATGGTATCTAGTAAACTCTGATTTTTGTTTTTCCTTGTTTCGTTTGATGAATATAGATTGCCATATAAAAAACAGTTTGTGTAAAAAAAGAATTGAGTGTTTTCAATGACTTATAATTTTTTTATATTCGATTAACTGAATGTATCCTGGCTGTTCTATGTTTGTTCTGGCAAAGTGATTCGTTCCTGATTCGTTCTTTTCTAGGGGTATATATATTTATACTGTCCACATTGACCTATGGGATATGCATAAATTAATAAGTTTTACTTATAGCTCTGGATTGTTTAATACTAAACGATTTTCATTCAGAATTAGTTTAATGTTAAACCATTTTATCCCAAAGTATAGTTTAACGTTAAACAAACTATCCGAAATATCGTTTAATATTAAACTATCTATCCTTATGGGGCATGGGCCACCCAGGGGTATACCGTACGTATATATGCCCATTGACAGAGAGGGGTATTTTTGGGCTGTTAACCACTTTGTTATCCTGGTGGTTAACACTTGCACAATAAGTGGGCAGTGATATAACTAGGGTATTATGAAGATATACAAGAAAAACGGTAAGTATTATCTCTATAATCAAGAAGGTGTACTACTTTTAGTAAGTACATCACTCAGGATCTGTGAGTTTTACAAGAAGAAAGGTAAGCTTACCGTTACTAGTATAAAGAAGAAGGTGTGACATGTTGTCCTGTCGGCTGTATTCTTCTTGTTTTATACTTGTCGGGCGTATAACTAATAGTATATAATACTTATAGTACTACTTAAGGTACTAATACTCCTACTTCTTATACTTATATTTCTAAATACTATAAGAAATACTAGTAGTACTTACTATAAGTACCCTATTCCTTCTATTGTTGTTCTATTTTCTTCAGAAAATTGGAGTCAGAGGTTGACTTGTAGTACTCTTTACGTACAACTACACAACATACAAAAATAATTATGAATAAAAGAGTCAAGTACTTCGAGTCTGATACTGTCCTCGAAGACTTTTACCAAGCCCTAGCAGACAAAAACGAAAAGAAGTTACGAAGAGTTCACATTCCTCGTTCTGATGTCTTCTATGTCCGTAGGGCTTACTACGAGTCTACAGGTAACTGGGTATCATTAGACAGAATGGAGAGAGCAATGTACCTTGAAGGTATGCTCAAGAAGCAGGACGTACTAGATCCTGACAGGAAAAGAGAGTGGGAATAATGGTAGTAGACTTTGACATAGATGGTGACGGTAAGATCACAGCAGAAGAAGTAGCTATGAAAGAACGTATGCTTGAAATAGAGCTACGTGAAGAAAAAGCAGAGTCCCAGAAGTTTATGGCCTGGGTTGCTATGGGTATGATGATCATATTCACTATCTTTTTGTTTACTCCCATGATGTCAGACTCCAGGGTATCAGCATTAGCTGACCTCCTAGGTTTATTCTACATAGCACAAACAGGTGTAGTAGCAGCATACATGGGTGCAACAGCTTACATGGCTGGCAAGCCTATGGGTAACAAAGTAGCAATGTCAAAGGATATGAGATAATGAGATTTGGTAGAAGAAGAATTATGTCAAGAAGGGGTAGACCATCCCCAATGAGCAGACGTAGAGCACCTACAACAAGAACAGATTCCAGAGGAAACGTTTTGAGCACACCTGCTCGCCCAAGACGTTCCCCTTCTTCAGCAGCAAATTCAAGAAATGCTGCCATGAGAAAAGCAATGGGTGCTGCTAATGCAGAACTAAGAAAATCTGCAGGTTCTCGTCCAACACCAGCAAGACCTAGACGTGCTCCTGCAAGACCAACCCCTATCAGATCTGCACCAGCTAGAAGAACACCAACTCCAAGACCTACAACAGCACGTAGACGTAGCCCAATGGCAAATCGTAGAGCAGCAATGATGAGAAGATTTTCTTCAATGAGAGGACGTAGAAGATAATGGCTTTTAAACTATCACAAAGATCTTTAGACAGACTAGAAGGTGTACATCCTGATCTAGTTGCTGTTGTTAAAAGAGCTATTGAGCTAACAAGTGTAGACTTTGGTGTTACTTGTGGTCTTAGAACTTTTGAGGAGCAGCAAAGATTAGTATCTGCTGGCAGATCCCAAACTTTAAATTCTAAGCACATCCCTCAAGAAGATGGGTACAGCCATGCTGTAGACCTCGTAGCCTACGATGGTTCTGAAGTTGTTTGGGAACTAAACTGGTATGATGAGATTGCCGATGCTATGGCTAAAGCAGCTCACGAGCAAGACCCACTAGTTGCTATTAAGTGGGGTGGAGCATGGTCTGTAGGAGATATTGCAAACTATGGAACTACTATGGAAGATGCTATGCAAGAATATATTGACCTACGTAGATCAGAAGGTCGTAGACCCTTCCTTGATGGTCCACATTTTGAATTGATGATGTAAGCCATGTATGAGATGATTGACATATTTATGCAGTGGCTTATTGCACCTATCGTTGTTGTAGTTTGGGTCTTGTTTAACAAGTCTACAAAGAACGAAAGAGATATTGCAGTCATCCAGGCTCAATATGAGCAAAGATCTCTTCATCACGACAGAGAAATGAAAGAGATGAAAGAAACCATCAAAGCTATCTTCATGAAATTAGACAGTATAGAACAAACACTGAGAAACAAATGAAATGGTTGGTTCTCTTCCTATTTCTTTCTGGATGTGGGTTAACCTCGTTACTTCCATTTGGTGGATCTGGTGGACCTACAGTCAACAGTAATGCTCAGATAGGAAAAGAGAATCGACAAGCTGCTGTAACCTTTGAAGAAGAGATAACAGCAGGTAGAGATGTTGTTCAAACAACAAAAGAGATAGAGACAGGTTCTGTGGAAACTCTAGAAATATTTAACACTAATATCCCTCCTTGGGTTATTGTACTCCTCATCCTTGGTTGGTTGTTGCCCACACCTACAGAAATGGCTAGAGGTTTCATGAATTTTGTGTTAAGATTATTTGGGCGTAAAGATAATCCTAAGTACGATAGATTCAAGTAAAGGAGTAGGGGTAAGATAGTGAACGTCCCATGTTCCCCCTAATATTAATATGGCAGTACCTGAACGAGTAAAGAACAAGATGAAAGCTGTTGGCCTCAAAGGGGTCAACAAACCACAACGTCTGAATGATAATAGTGGTAAGTCTCATCACGTTATGGCCTCTGAAGGTGGTAAGTATAAGTATATCAAGTTTGGTCAGAAGGGTGTAAAAACCAATCAGACTGCAGGACAACGAGAGGCATTCAAGTCTCGCCACGCCAAGAACATATCAAAGGGTAAGATGTCTGCAGCATACTGGGCTGATAAAGTAAAGTGGTCTCCCTCCAAAACTCAATCCCCATCTAAGAAATGGGTGAAAGGTTCGTAATGTGGGTAGCCATAATGTTAATGTGCTTAGATCCTTCTGCTTTATCCTGTCAGGTAATAGCTAAACCAGAAGCATTCTATAGTGAGCAGTCATGTTTAGCAGAAGCAGAAGCTGTAGCTGTAGGTATGTTACAAAAAGGAATATATGCTGTGCCAGCATGTTTTGAAGTAGGGACTAGTTCGTAATGCCAGTAGAAAAAGTACCAGGTGGATATCGTTGGGGTAAGACTGGAAAAGTCTACAAAAGACGTATTGATGCCGTAAAGCAAGGTGAAGCCATCAAAGCTAAAAAAAGTAGCACAGGCTACAGTAAGGGTGGTTCTACAGTAAATGCTGCAGGTAACTACACCAAACCTGGTATGAGAAAGAAACTTGTTGCTCAAGTTAAAGCAGGATCTAAAGGTGGTAAGCCTGGTCAGTGGTCTGCTCGTAAAGCTCAGATGGTAGCCAAGCAGTACAAAGCTAGAGGTGGAGGCTACACAACATGAAAGCTCCACAGAAGTCTCTTAAAAAATGGACTAAGCAGAAGTGGAGAACTTCTGATGGATCTAAGTCTGAGGGTAAGAAAAGGTACTTACCTGACAAAGCTTGGGGTGCACTCAGTGCATCTGAGAAAGCTGCAACCAATGCAGCAAAAGCAAAAGGCAATGCCAAGGGTAAACAGTTCGTAGCACAGCCCAAAGGTGTAGCTAAAAAAGTAAAACCATTTAGAGCAGCAGAGGGCGGTATGGCTAAAAAACCAATGAATGCAGGGATGAAAGCCCTGAAGAAAGCAGCACCAGCAGTAGCCAAAAAGATGGGCTACAAAAAAGGTGGACAAGCAATGCATCGTATGCCAGATGGCACAATGATGAAAGGTGCAAAGCACGGATATAAACATGGTGGATTAGTTCATTCCACTGGTAAATTAAATACTGGCATTAAAGGGTGTGAATAAAATGGCTTCGTATAAAGACTATAAAACAGTTTCTGCTGCACAGAAAGCAGGATCATTATACTTCGTAGGTAAAGATGGTAAGAAAAAACTTGCTGTCACCAAAGAGCAGTTAGATGCTTGGAAGAAAAGAAACAAAGGTAAGTACAAAGGTTCAGCACTTACAGCTTGGGCTAACGCCAAAGGTAAAGATGTTGGTGGCTCTAGTGCTCGTGATTCTTCTCCACGTCCTATGCTACGTCCAGGCTCAGAGTCTGCAGGTCCAGGTATGGGTGTAATGACTAAAGCTGAAAAGGATGAAGTCGATGCAGCTAACAAAACAAACAAAGAAGTACGAGAAGAGATGGGTAGACTCCCAGACCGTGCAGAAAAAACTAGACAGAAGTACGAAGAAGATAAAGCTGCAAGCCGTGAAAGACGTGGTCCATCACCAGGTGAAAAGTTTAATGCTTGGTACAAAGAGAACGGTAGCAGATATGACACCATGAAAGAAGCTAAAGAAGCTTACGATAGAACTTTAAAATCTGGAAACTCTAAGGGTGGTATGCAGATGAAACAAGGTCGTTATAATAAAGGCGGCATGGCTGACTACCGTAAGTCTGGTATGTTCTACGGTGGAATGGTTAAAAAGAGGTAATCATGAAAATAGAAGGTGACAGAGTACTTGGTCCTCGTGGGGATGTACTAGCTGAAAAGATCTACGGAGAATGGCAGACTAAAGATCCTGCCGTTCTTGACTTCATTAAAGAGCAAGAATCTCCTACGAAGAAAAAGGCACCCAAGAAAAAAGCTAAAGTAAAAGAAGAGTTGGTAATGGAACGTGCTCGTGATGAGAGTGGACACTTCATTGCTGATGATCCTGATACTGAAGTCAACGAGGCTTGGGTAGTCAAAACAATTAAGAAAGTGATTAAGAAGTAATGTCCTTTTCTCAGCAAGGTAAACCTGCACGTATCAAGTCTGTGTATGGTCATAATTCAGGGACTACAACAGAAGATGTCTACGTTTGCCCTGCTAATGCTGTGGCAGAGGTTACCTTCATTCATGTTGTAAATGGAGGTGCTTCTACCAATACTATTGAAGTAGAGTGGTATGTAGCAGCAGATTCGTATACTTCTCATTTTTTAAAAGGTAAAAGTCTTAATGCAGGGGACTATGTAACTTTTGCCAATATTGACCTAGTTCTGCAGTCTGGAGACAAGATACAAGTAACTCCAACATCTGCAGGACACATAGATACAATCGTTACTGTAACTGAGACCTTTGTCCCAGTAGGGTAACGGGGTTGCATTTTTTATAATAGTGTAGTATAACTAATAACATATAACTACTCCTGCCCAGTTAGGGCTAACACATAGGAGTAGTAAAATGAAAAAATGGTTCATTAAAGTTTTAAATAAAATGATTGAAGCAAGACAAGCCCAAGCAAATGCTCGTATTGCTGAGATGCACCTCTGGAAAATGTCAGACAGAGAACTTAACGATCTAGGTATAGGTCGTGCAGACATTAAAAGAATAGCTCGTGGCGACACACTATAAACACACAAGGAAACACACACATGGAAAAATACACTTCAAATCCTTATCAAATACGTACAGACCTTTTGGCTATGTCTAAAGAGATGTTAGACAAAGCTTATGATACACAACTTGAGATTGCTAGAACTATGATGGGGCAGTCTAAAGAGAATACTGAATTAGCTTTAGAAGCTTGGAAGAAATACATCCCCAAGATGTACACCCCTGAAGAAGTTAAGAAGCAAGCAGAGACATTATACGAGTTTGTAATTAATAACAAATAAAGTCTAATGAGTCTTTGGGAGGAGGCGAATGGACCCTGTTACAATTATTTCAGGTGCTACAGTCGCCTTCAATGCCCTTAAAAAAGGTTTTGCTGTAGGTAAAGATCTACAGGACATGGGTAGCCAACTAACTAAGTGGGCTGGTCACATGTCGGATCTAGGCCAAGCCGAAAAACAAGTAAAGAATCCCCCTTGGTGGAAATCATTGAGTGGCTCTGTAGAGGCCGAAAGTTTGGAAGTTTTTGCAGCCAAACGAAAAGCAGAGGCCATGAGAAAAGAGTTAAAGGATTATATATCTTTTACAATGGGGCCATCTGCTTGGGATGAGCTTGTGGCTATTGAAGCCAAGATACGTAAACAAAAGAAGGAACAAGAGTACCGTAAAGCTGAACTACAGGAAGCAATTATAACTTGGACAGTAACAAGTTTGCTTCTTGCACTAGGTTTTGGTATTTTAGGTTTCATATTATACATGGTGACATAATGGCTAGAAACTTAACAGAGAAACAACAGAAGTTCCTTGATGTCCTCTTTGACGAGGCTAAAGGAGATCCTGTAACAGCCAAAAAACTAGCAGGGTATGCTGAAGGTGTTTCTACTTCAGGTATCGTTAATGCCTTGACAGACGAGATTGCAGACCTTACAAAGAAATTCATAGCACAATCGTCTACCAAAGCTGCTTACACTATGTTCTCTGTTATGGCAGATCCTACTGATCTTGGTGTAAAAGAAAAGATGTTAGCAGCCAAAGACATTCTAGATCGTGCAGGATTTACGAAAACAGATAAGGTAGAGGTGAAAGCTGCAGAGCCACTCTTCATCCTACCAGCAAAAGAAGATGAGTAAAAGAGCATCAGAAGCTTCACACCCGACTAAAGTAGACTGGCAGATACCATTACAAGGAGAGAACGGAGAGTGGTATCCTGTTATTAGAGTAGGAAGACACGTACCATTTGGTTACAAACAGGATGAAGAAGACGAAATGCTTCTGATTCCTATCCCTGAAGAACTAGAACTTTTAGAAAAAGCAAAGAAGTTTCTTCAAGACTACAGTGTTAGACAAGTAGCTAAGTGGTTGTCTGATCAGTCTGGCAGAAACATCTCACATGTAGGGTTATACAAACGTGTCAGAATGGAAGAAAAAAGACGGAGAGCCTCGTCCAACTACCGCCAGTATGCCAAAAAGTATAAAGAGGCGGCAAGGAAGAGCAAGAAGATCGAAGAAGAAAGACTTGGTGGCAAGCACACCAGAAGTCTTGCAACCGACGATGAGTACATCGAACTCAGAGATGGAGAGTGTTGCCCCTTCTGTGGTCAAACAAAAGGTGATCTTCGAACCAAACCCAGGACCACAAACTAGGTTCCTAGCAGCAACAGAACAAGAAGTCCTATATGGAGGGGCAGCAGGTGGTGGAAAAAGCTTTTCGTTGGTTGCAGACCCAGTTAGGTACTTTTCAAACCCACATGCACGAATGCTACTTGTTCGTCGTAGTACAGAAGAGCTTAGAGAACTTATCTCTGTAAGTAAGCAACTGTACCCCCAAGCAATTCCAGGCATACGTTTTATGGAGAGGGACAAGACTTGGGTAGCACCTAACGGTGCAACACTCTGGATGTCTTACCTTGACAGGGACGATGATGTTATGAGATACCAAGGTCAAGCCTTTAACTGGATTGGTTTTGACGAACTCACACAGTGGCCTAGCCCCTATGCCTGGAACTACATGAGATCAAGGCTTCGTTCAACTAAAGCCTCAGGTTTACCCCTTTTTATGAGAGCAACATCCAACCCAGGTGGACCTGGGCACCAATGGGTAAAAAAGCTTTTCATAGATCCTAATACTCCAGACAAACCATTCTGGGCTACAGACGAAAACGGTGAAACGATTTGTTGGCCTAAAGGCCATAGTCGAGAGGGTGAGCCACTATTCAAGAGGAAGTTTATACCAGCCACCCTCTTCGACAACCCTTATCTGTCTGAGGATGGAATGTATGAAGCCAACCTTCTATCTTTGCCT